GATGCTAAAAAGACCAAAATACAACAACAAGAAAACAAACGTCAACGGCATTCTATTCGATAGCAAGAAGGAAGCCGATAGATACGTTTTTCTGACCCGTAGAGAGGCGATAGGCGAGGTGGTGGATATACACCTTCAAGTGCCTTTCGTTTTCGTCTTAGAAGGGAAGAAAATGTTTACGTACAAAGCGGACTTCGTTTACTTCGATAAGGTAGCAAACGAGTTGATCGTTGAGGACGTGAAGGGGTTTCGAACGCCGTTGTACAAATTGAAGAAGAAACTGATCGAGCAACAACACAAAATCAAGATAACAGAAACATGAAAACGCACCCATTTGAAAAGTACCGTTGGAATCGTTACGGGTTCGAGATAGGTCAGGAAGTCGAGTGGTTCGAATGGCTACACAAATACAAACACGCACTAAGAGCCTATCGTGAATCTATGAAGGAAGAGCGATGGGAAAACCCCGATGTAATGGCTAGGTTTATTCAAATCAAAGAAGAAATCAATCAAATAAGCCAAACGATTTCCGAGTTCGCCAGTGGCAATTCGTGCCGTCAATTCCACGGTAAGTTCTTGAAATCCAAAAAAGTGGACTCCATCGACTTGGTAAAGTTCAAAACTATTTTGTTAAAAAGGTATGAGGAAAGCGAAAAGAAAGACCCTGCGTATTATCTTACAATTATTAACAACAAAGTGAACAACTGAACGATAAACAATTCATTAACCCTAAAACCAAATACTTATGAATGAAACACCCACCATTACCATTTCCTTCAAATTCAATGAAGGGGATAAATCAAGAGCGATTGAATCGACATTTCCATACACTGGCGATTTCAACAACCTCAAACAAATTGTAAGCGAAACGCAACTAATGTTTTACAACCTCGGTTATAGCCATGAACTTGTTGAGCAAGCCGTCAATGAATCAAACATATTCTAACCATGAAAACAACCAAGTACGGGCGTAACATTATCGAAATCGAAAGCAACGATGCCGATAAGTTTCTGCTACTCTCCGACCTCCACTTCGACCACCCCAAATGTAGGCGTGATCTATTGGAGCAACACCTCGACCAAGCAATTAACGAAGGAGCGAAAATCCTAATCAATGGCGACTTCTTTTGTTTGATGCAAGGCAAGTACGACAAACGGGCAAGTAAACAAGACATTCGTCCCGAGCATATCGGAGCAAATTACTTCGACTTGGTTGTTAACGAAGCAGTGGAATGGTGGGCGAAGTACGCTCACCATTTGCTTTTTGTGGGGTACGGTAACCACGAAACGAGCGTGGTGAAACGCCACGAAATCGACCTCACCGAGCGGTTCGTTACAACCCTCAACTACAAGACCGGTGCAAGCGTTTTGAATGGCGGGTACGCTGGATGGATTGTGTTCAAAGTCGCAAGGCTAAGCAGTAATTCATATCGGAAGTTCTTTGTCAAATACCATCACGGACACGGGGGCGGTGGAGTGGTAACCAAGGGAGTTATCCAACACCAACGAATGGGTGCGCAAGTGGATGGTGCGGACGTTCTTTGGATGGGGCACGTTCACGAACTTTACCACCACGTAAACATCAAAGAAAGCTTATCACGAAACAAACCGTACTTGAACGTTCAAAAGGTTCAACACGACATTCGAACGTCAACCTACAAAGACGAATTCAACGATGGTTCTTTTGGGTGGCACATCGAACGGGGTGCGTATGGCAAACCTATTGGCGGTTATTTAATGCAATTAAACTACGATCGGGATACGACCAAAGGTGGTGACAATGCAACAGTGCAAGCAGAATTTAGAGCAATTTATTCAACAATTTAAAATTATGGAAAACGAAAAGTATGTAGGTAAAGGTTGGAAGAATGATTACGGAATCAAAGTACAACTGAAAAAAGACGATTTACTAAACCTACCAACAAACGCCTACGGCGATATCGAGGTATTTGTAGGTCAACGCAAAGAGCAAGACCAAAAGAGCAAAGCTACCCATTGGGTGAAATGGAAGGCGAAGGATGGTGAGCAACCAAGGAAAGCACCGAGCGAAATTAACCCTGCACTCGAAAAGCATGGGTACAAGCAGGACGAGTTCGACGGGTTACCATTTTAAGAAATCCCATTAAATAAGTATGCATCCACTCATTCACGACGTACTCCAACATCAAAGCTATCGGAAAGCCTGTTACGACTTGGTGCGGGGTACGTTTGAGGATGGGGAAGACCTATATCAGGAAATGCTATTGGCACTACTTGAAAAGGGCGATAAGAAGTTGTGGGAGGTGTGGCATTCGGGCGGGCATCGTTGGTACGTCCTCGGTTTGATTTATCGGTTGTTCCTCGGGAAGGGTTCTTTGTGGGATCAGAAGTACCGTGATCGGTTGGTACGTGTTGACTTCGATTGGGAGCGTGCCCAGGTGGTAGCAGAAATCTACGACCATGAGCAAGACCAACGGGAAAGCTACAACACCGAGCGGATTCAGGAAGCCTTGGAGGAGTTGCACTGGTACGATAAAAACCTATTCATGGTTTACGTTGAAAGCAAGAACATGAGGCGAATAAGCACGACCACGACGATCCCTTACAACTCGGTTAGGCTTACAATCAATAAAGTGAAAAACAAGTTAAAAGGAAAGTTAAAATGATTCAATTGATTATTGCATCCATTATGGGTGCGAGTTTAGGAGTAACGATTACCAAGCTAACGGGGATCGGGGATAAGGTAGGTTTCAAGCCGTTCAACTGCTTTGCGGGGTTTACTGCTTCCATCTTGGCGTACTTCTTAATCGATAGGATTTACCGATGAATCCCGAGTATTACGAAAGAAGGGTTCAACCTATTGATTTAATCGATGCATTCGATTTGAACTTCAACCTCGGCAATGTGATTAAGTACACGGCACGGGCGAACTACAAGCACGACAACCCGAAAGAAGATTTAATCAAAGCCATTTATTATTTACGACGTGAAATAAAGAAATATGAAACTGATAAATAACATAACCGACGAACAGATTAAGCGGTTAGAACCATTGTATCCAAAGTGGGTGCAGTTCAAGAATGAAAAGACTTTGCGCCTTGTACCCGAGCAAGTAGCTATCATGGGGCAAGTATGGAGCGAGGTGATGAATAAGCGATGGGCGGGCGGTTGTCAGGCTTGTACGGTAAACGCATTCAGTCAAGTGATGAGTTTGTACGATGCGGAATTAGACCGACGTTTTAAAGCACAACACGAACCAATTAAACAAACAACCGATGCCACTACCAAAAAGAGAACAAGACGAATCCAAAAATGATTTCCTCGACCGTTGCATGAGCAATACGGTTATGAAGTCGGAGTACCCCGATAGCATCCAGCGTTTGGCGGTGTGCAATGCTTTGAACCGAAAGGAAAGCTACCAAAAGTTCGAAAGCTACAACGACTACCCGAAGGCGGTTAGCAATAACGCAAAGAGGGGAATTGAGTTGAATGAAAAAGAGGGTAACAAATGTGCCACTCAGGTCGGTAAGGTGCGAGCGCAACAACTGGCAAATGGTGAGCCGTTAAGCGTTTCAACCATCAAACGAATGTACTCCTATTTGAGTCGTGCGAAAGAGGATTACGAAACGGGTGCGCCTTCCGATTGCGGTTATATTTCGTACCTTCTTTGGGGTGGTTTAGCGGGGTTACGTTGGAGTGAAAGTAAGTTGAAGGAGTTGGGATTATGAATGATCAACCGAACGTAATTGATGAAGCCATTGGAGCAGTCCAGTTGTATAGCGAAATAGCAGGGTTATTGATTGATATCTTGCACACTGCCGATTCCGTTAGCGTTGGAGGTTCAGTTGATTATGAATTGAAGTTGATGTGCGTTACCAAATTGAAGGCAATAGTTGAAAAAATTGAGGTATGATAGAAAAATGGAAAGTAAGTGAGGTTAAAGCAAATCCAAACAACCCACGAATAATTAAAGACGACAAGTTTAAAAAGTTGGTTCAAAGCATCAAGGACTTTCCCGAAATGTTGGAACTGAGACCGATCGTGGTAAACAACGATGGAATTGTACTTGGTGGAAACATGAGGTTAAAAGCTTGCAAGGAAGCAGGATTGAAGGAAGTGCCAGTGATCAAAGCCAGTGAACTAACCGAGGAACAACAAAAGGAATTTATTATCAAAGACAACGTAGGATTTGGGGAATGGGATTGGGAGGATTTGGCGAACAATTGGGATGCGGAAGAGTTGACAGATTGGGGTTTGGATTTACCCGTGAGCATGGAAGTCGAGTTGGAAGCCGAAGAGGATGAGTTC